ATATGTTTTATCACATTTTTCATTAGTCCTCCTCTGTTTTCTTTCTAAAACATATAAGATGTAAAGGTTCTATATAATATCCCGTTTTATTACAAGCAAATATATTTCCTTTTATATATGCATATTTACAATTTTTACATTTCTTTTGTTTTGTCTTTTTTAAAAATGAATTAAATAATAATTTATTTCTTATACTCATATATCTACTCCTTTTCTAAAAGTGATTGCCCAAATTCTATATAGTACATATATTTATTTCTTTTTGTTGTATCGTGTGGTTCAAGCCATTCCTCTTTTTGCAATAATTTATTCAATTCTTTTTCTACTTCTTCTATTTTTGCTTTTATTTTGTCTTCCCATTTCTTATCGTTGTTTTCTATCAATTCTCTAAAACCTGTAATTGTTTTAGGAAGTGTTTTTAATCCTAAACCTTTTATTATTTTCTCTCGATATTCACTTATTGCTTTTAATTCTTCTATTTCTTTTTGTTGTTTTTCGATTAGATTTAAAATAATTGTTATTTCTTCATTATCTGCAATAAAACCTCCATTAGGTGGAATGCCTTTTCTTCTTAAACTAATCCTATAAAGTGCCTTCTTTTCTTCATCACTTAACATTGTTTTATTCCTCCTTTAAAAGTTTCTTCTTTGCTCTGTATTTTCTCATGTGTAGTTTGGAATATTCTCTTATCTTTTCTTTATTAGCTTCTTTGTATTTTCTACGTGCTACCTTTTTACCGCATTTTTGACAATATTTTGTATCGTTTCTTTTTGCTATAAAAGAATTATTACATTCTGGGCAGATTCGTTTATATCTATGAATTATTTTTTCCTCTAATTCTTTATTTTTCTCTTTTTCTTTTTCGAGTTCTGATAATAAATATTCAGTGATTTGTACAAATTTTGCATCATTACTTGTAATTCCAAAAGTTCTTACTTCATAAACAAAATCCTTTATTTCTTCTATATTCATTTACTTACACCTCACAATTCAAATTCTTCATTGCAATCTTCTAAACTATGTAAATAGTCTATTCTTCTTTGTAATCTCTCTATTTCTTTTTTGTAACTCTTTTTATGCTTTATTTCTTCTACTTCTTTGTCTATTTCTTCTAGTACTCTTCTTTTATCTTCTCCACTCATTAAATCTTCTTCTAGTATAAATTTATTTCTATAATTTTCTATTGCTCTTAATATTAGCCTTTTTGCTAATTCACTATGATTTATTATCTGCATCTTTGAACTCATTTCCTTTCTTTTTACGTGTATTAATTCTTTTATCAAAATCTTTAAATGACTCAATCACATCATCTTTATCTTCATATTCGAATATTCCTAGTTGAGAATCATAATTATCTATTACTCTTGCCATTAAATCTATTATTCTATCTCTATCTCCTAAAGTAAGTAATAGATCTGCTATTCTATGGTTAGCTTCATATAAATCTGATTGAGTATTTCTTAACTCATTAATTACTGCTTTTATATCTGCTATATGATTATCACAAAATTCTTTAAAATCTCCATCTTTTTCAAATAAGTCATCATCTTCGCAATATTTTTCTAAATTATTAATATGCTTCTCTATTTCCATTTTTCTTTCCTTTCTTTATCCCTCTATCTAATGCTGTAAAACACTTTAAACATAAATCACAATACTTTTTTTGATTGCTTAAATATTCTTGTTTAAATAAACCTATTTTATGTTTTACATCAACTATTTTCCCACATCTATCACATTCATAAGTACTTCTGTTTTTGTTTTTTATATCTACTTTTAATAGCATTATTACACTTCCTTTATCTTTAAATTAAACTTATCCTCAAATACCTTTTTCTTAACTATATACTCTTTTGTTTTCATTCCTTTTACATCAATTATTTCTGATGTTCCATCATTATTGAAAACAACAAAATCCGATTTGTATTTGAGATTTGAAGTAAGTATAAATGTAGGTTGTATGCAGAATCCTCTTATTTCTCCTGCTCTTAACCTTATTTTCAATTCCTCATAATAATTTGCTTCTTTTTCACTATCAAAACTATGTCCGTCTATTTTTGTTTTCTTTGCATTATATTTACTATTGCCTTTTTGTTGTAATTGTTTATATTCTTCTAAAGTTATATGTTCCATACTATTTCTTTCCTTTTATACTTTTTAAAACTCTTTTATGTAATCTCTTAATTGCTATATCCTTTTGACTATCTGTTAACATATCATGTACATATAAATAAAAAATGTAATATTCTAATTTATCTAATTCTTCAACATCTTCTACTTCAAAATCTTTTAATTGCTCTGATATTGTTTGAAAAGCATTATAATGTATTTCTATTTCCATCTATTTATCCTCCACTTTTATTCCAAGTCTTTCTAATGATTGTCTTATATATTCCATTGCTCCAAGTCTTATACAATATGTTTCTAAATCTTTTGGTTTTTCTGTTTGTTTAAACCACTCATAATCTTGTATTAATACATCTTTGCTTATAAAATTTTTATCTACATATTCTTTAGCTATTACTTTGTTTTCCATATTTCCTCCTCTAAAATAAACTCTCGTATAAATCTATTTGCATATTCTGGTGCTATTAAACTTCTTTCTGTTTTATTATTTGTTTTTTCAATACTTTTCTTTTTGTCTGCATTCCAAGTATATGCTTCGAATATCATATTTTGTTTAGGCTCGCAATTTATAAACCAATATTGTGTAGGCTTTTCGTAATAATCTCCTCTTTGAGTTCTATCTTTATCTATTACCTTCGCTGGAATTGCCCAAAATTTGACTAAATAATGATATGTTCCATATGGATTTTCTATAATTAATTTCAAACCTCTTTTTAAACACACTATTGCAAGTTTAGATATTAATTCATATAATTTTGATAATTCTCTATGAAGTTCAATGTCTTTTTCTAATTTTTTAATATCACTCCAATTTTTCATTTGAAAAGCAGTTCCTCTAAAGTGCATTTGTATTTGGTCTTCAAATCTTATACAAGGGAAAAATGCAATAATTAAATCATCTTTAGAAATATCATCAAAAATAGATTTTTCATATTCGTATGCTTTTTCTATTTCCTTATACAAATCTATCATTCTATCTGTTTCATTAAACTCATTTAAAATGTCATAATCTATTGCTTCTATACCTAGCTTTTTAAACTCATTTTTAAAAGTTCCACTTTGTTCAAAAAAACAATGTACTTTCATATCTTTATCCTTTCCTGTTTCCACTCAACTTCTTTTTCTGCATACTTGCAATTTTTATCGCCTGTAAAGTTTGGATTTTCTAATCTTTGACATCCTAAACATTTTTTACAAATTTCTATTAATGGTGGATATTTCATAAGCTACTCCTTAAAATAATTGTTTTAAATCAAGTAAACGACAACATATATCATCTAAATCTTCGTTATAGTCGTCTTCTCCTAATGTCCCTATTTTTTCTTTAAATTCAGCTATTATTTTCATAAGTTCATTTTCAATATATCTTATATTATCTTCAATCATCTTTCTTCCTCCTCATCTATCTTTTCTACTATTCCTGCTTGAATTAAATCAAATATAGTAGTATCTAAAACAACTTCACTGTCATCATTTACAAAAATTTCAATACTTCTATATGTATTAATCCAATATTCTATATATCCATCTGCACACACTTTATGCCAATTCCCATAATCATTATAAAATCCAAACTTTTCTAATTCTTTTATATCAATTCCGTTCTTTGATTTTTAACATCTTTCCTCATCTTCCTTTGCTTTTTTATATTTATCCCAATTAACTACCATATTTCCTACTATTCTCCAATCTGTATCTAGTCCATCTACATAAACTACTTTACATTCTTTACTAAATGTTCCTCTTGCTATTGTTATATCTGTATCTTTTATTCTTTTAACTATTAAATAACTTATAAATCCTTCTTTATTTGCGTTATTTAATACGTTTATTACTCCTGCTTTATTTCTTGCTGTTACACATTGTCTTCCATTTTTACTTGTTAAATATACTTTAAAATAATTAGTCATTTACTACCTCCGCAAAGCTATATTTTATAAATCTTACAGGTTCTCCATATCTATTCTTCTTCTGCTCCCATTCTTTCTTGAATGAGTAACCATCTTTCTGTAATCCGTCGATTCTTGCACCTAATTGCATTATTCCTAAATCAGCATACGCCTGCCAACTTGTTATAGAGCCATAATCATTTATGTATTTTAAAACTTTTTGTTTTTGATTCATTTGTACTCACTCTCCTATTCAAAATTCATTACAAGTCTTTCTTCGGGCTTTATTCCTAGTTCCTCAAATGTTGGTATTGACTTGCTATAATATTCTCCATTTTCACACGTACATCTACAAGCATAATCGTATTCATATCCGTTTTCTTGTAATACTTTATAATATCTTACAAAGCCTTTACTTCCACATATCTTGCAAGGTGTATATACTCTATTTCTTTCATAATTCACATTGTCTATATCAGTAGAGGCTTTTAATATATCTGCTAACTTTGGCATAAACTTACAAGTTCTTATACAATTAGCAAGTGTTTTTCTGTACTTTTCTAAAGGCATCTTTTTTAATTCTTCATACATAATTTGCCTTTGTTCATTGCTATATTCTTTTTCAAAGTACTGTTCTACTCGGCTTGTAGCTTCTATAAACTCATTTATTTCCATTTATCAAAGCCTCCAATTCTCTTACTTTTCTAGCATTTTTTTCTTCTTCTGTTTCTTCTTTAGGATTATTTTTATTTTTAAATGCACGGCTTTCTTCTTGTGCTTCTATCAATGTTTTTACACCTGCATTAACCCAGTTATTTAAAGTGCCTTTTATATACTGGATTGTTTTTTTATTCGCTTCTACTGCTCTTTGCATAGCAAATATAACAACTTCATAATCAACATCTTTTAAATAGTCTTGTAGCACTTCTAAACCATAAGGGCTCAATAATCCTATATTGTTATTGTAAAATTCAATGATTTTTTGCAAACCGTCAACACAACTGTCGCTTGCATTATTAACTACGGTAGTAGTTACATTATCATTTACATTAACAGGTACAGGTACACTTACATTAACAGCTTGATTTGCTATTTTATTTTTAGCAAAATTAGCATTTGCTTCTTTTGCTTGTTTTTGCTTTTTAATTTCTGCTCCTATTTTCCCTGCTTCACTTCTTTTCTTTTTTATCTCTTCCCATTTTTCCATATTTCTGTCTAGACTTTGCTTGAATGGGATTATTACTATATCTAATAAGCCATCTAATTTTGGCATTTTATCAGTTTTCACATATTCATAAATAGCTTTAAATATCTTTCCAGCTTGTTCATCTGTCAATTTATCAACAACTTCTTTTTGTTCTGTGTATAATATAAAACTATCTTTCTCCACATCTTTTTTCTCCTTTTTATAAGTAATTTTTACCATATCTTTTTATAAATTCTTCTTTTGTTTTATTGTAATATTGCATATAAGCCATTTGTGCTATACTTTTTAAATAACTATCTAGTGTATGTCCATCTTTACCGTGAACTCCTTTTGTTCCTCTATGATGATAAGGACATAGCCATACTTTTAATCCATCTTTTTCTGACAACTTTCTATTTGCTGTTCCGAAAAATATATGATGTTCTTCTAAGTTCGAATAGCTCATACATTCAAAACATTCTTTTTTAGACTGTATTATTGATTTCATTTATTATCCCACCTCTCAAGAAGTGAATTTATTTCTGCAGGAGTTTTTGTTTCTATTCCTTGTATATGACATTCTTCTACAAGTCCATTTATTAATATCGACATTTCTTTTGAGTTCATTTCTGAACTGCCTTTATATACTTTGTAATGTTTAAAAGTTTTTCCATTCAAAATTGATTCTCCTGCTTCTGCATAGTACTTTAAATAGTTTTTCATATCTACATCTGCTACTACACTTATCATTTCACTTTGTCCATATTTTTGTAGTAATAAAAAGTGTAAATCTTCTTTGTCCATCTTTAACGCATTACCTAATTCTGTTACTAATTGCCAATAGTAATTATTTGCATTAAGACTTCTTTTTTCTTTGTATTCTTTTAATTCAAATTGTTTATCTTTTGCTTGCTCTAATAAGTAAGTTATAATTTTATTACTTGTACCTATCATTCTTTCACTCCATAACTATATCTAACTATATTCTTTGTATCCGCTATTTGAAGTTTAGATATTTCTCTGTTTTGGTTATATTCAATAACTTTTACTTTAAATTTTGTTTTTGCTTTTACTTTTGCTTTTTTTGTTTTGTCATCTAGATCATATTCTTCTGGGGTAAGTTCTATAAATATTGTAGGAGCTGTGTATAATTCTCTTCCTATTCCTACATTAGTTCCTGCTCTTTTAAAACTATCGCTAGCTTGTCCTTTTTCTTTTTCTGTATTGCTTTCTGTTCCAACATCTTGTTTTCTTACCCAACATTTCTTTTCGTTATCCCAAATATCAATGTTGCAAAATAAATTTCCATTTATAACTTCATGAGTCCTTTGCCAATTATTTCTTCCATATACTTCATCTAAAATATTCATATCAACCCTAGCATCTTTATATAATAAAAGCATAACTCCTACTTTGTCTTTTCCTTGATATTTATATGGAATAACACTTTGTACTCTAGTTGTTATTTCTTCAGCCTTTAAAGTTCTTATCTCATTTTCCACTATAATAGTCCTCCTTGTTATCAGTTCTATCTAAATAATCCATCATTATTCCTCCTTGCAAATATTGTCCATAACTTGCATATCGTGTAATGCTCTTGTTATTTTTTCTGACAAATAACCTTTATATGCCATGTTTTCCATTGTCTCTAATTGGATTGCCTTTATGCAATCTGATATATTGGCTAGACACATATTTACTGTTCTTTTCTCATCTTCATTCAAATATTTCATAAATTCCTCCTATTTCACTCTAAGACTTGTATTTTGTGTGTTCATTTTTACTCCTGCAATTATCTCTCCTGTAGCTTTAAAATTATCTGCTATTGCCTTTTTATCTATTTTCGTTGTAACTACTTCTTTTTTATATTCATTTGGTACTTCCTCTTCATTTACTATCTCCACCGATATTGGATTTTTTGCAATAGATAAAGTTCCCAAAGTTGTTTCTATTTTTGTAAAGCCATTTTTCTCCATACATTCTTTTACATACTCTTTAAAATTTACTAATCTATTTTCTAATGTCTTTCTTTGTTCTGAAATTCTTTTCTCCTCATTTTTCATTGCTTCTATAGTAAGTTCTAAATTCTTTGAATATCCAATTATATTTTGGCTTTTTTGTTGCAATAATAATGTCAATTCTTCTTTTATTTTTGCTTTATCTTGTTCCGTCATTTCTTCGCTTTCCATTAACTTAGGAAAAGCATTTGTTATTTGATATAAACTTAATTCTTGCATAATAGCTCCTCCTTCTCATCTTTTAAATTCTGTTGAGTTTCTTCAATCCATTCAAAAAGATTATTTGCATATTTGTATTCATCTTTGAATAGATCATCTTTTCCATATAAAATTTGTAAATCTTCTAAATGTGATAAAATATCCTCTAAATAACTAATTTGTTGATTATAATCGCTGATTGTTTCAGCTTTCCCAATTTTTTTCATAATAACTCCTTTGACAAAAAACAAATAATTTGATATAATACGCTTATAATATGATTTACATAAACGTATTTTTGAGTTAGTTCGATTCGCTGTCTGCTAACTCTATTTTTTTGTCTTCTTCTATAATTTGTTTTTGGTATTTTATTTCTGCTACTGCTTTTGAGATTACTAAATCAGGTCTATTATAATTTTGTGTTGTTAATATCTCCTCCAATGTATCTAAAATATTTAAAAACTCATCTTGCATATCATCTATTGTTCCTATAAGTTTTAGATTTTCTCTACTAACCTCATAATTCTTTTTATTTAATTCGATTATCTTTTCTCCTTGTCTTGCTATTGTTTTTGCATTACTAAACATATTCTTTTCCTCCTATCCAAAATATCCTATTGTACTCATAAAGCTAATTCCACAAGTCGCTATCTTATGTATCACTAATCCTATTGTGATTACATTGCTTAATATAATAAAATTTCTAAATAACTTGTCCTTATTAAATTTGTATCTCATTTTCTTTTCCTCCTTAATAAATTTTTTTTAAAATTTCATCTGCTAATGGTAAATTTACTCTTATTGTCCTTTCTCCAAATCTCCTTACTGCTTCTTGCATTTCTGGTAACTTAATAAGTTCATAAGCTTTTGTCTTTTTTAAGTCAAATTCTTCTATGAACTTATTCATGTTTACCCAGTTTGCTTTTGGTCTTGTGTCTCCTTTAGTCCATGGCATTTAATCATCCCTCCTTCTTCTTTAAACGTTTTGTTGAGTTTACAGCTAAAAAAATATCCACAGGTTCACACTTATATAATTTTGCTAATTTTGTTTTTAAGTTATCACTAGGATTTCTATCAGCTGTTTCTAACATTGATAAATATTCTTTTGTTATTCCTAAAATTTTTGAAGCTTGTTCTTGTGTTAAACCTTTGTCAAGTCTTAACTCTTGAAGATTTTTGTTTTTCATTTTACACCTCCTCAACAATTTGTTGAGTTCATTATATTAAACATATTGTTGATTGTCAATAGTTTTTTTAAAAAATTTTTAATTTTTTCGACATTTTGTTTAGAAGTCTTGACACTCTAAGAAAAAAAATTTACAATATGTTTACAAATTAAACATTTTGTATTATAATATAAGTATATTATGTAAAGGAACGATACTATGAATAGATTAAAATTATTAAGAGTAGAAAAAGGAGAAACTTTGCAAAAGATTGCAGATTATTTAAATGTAACTATGCAAACAGTTTCTAATTATGAAAATGAGAAAAGAGATATGACACCGGAAACCATAGTAAAACTAGCATTATATTTTGATGTAAGTACAGATTATTTACTAGGAAGGTCTGATATAAGAAAACAAGGAAGCAACGTTTTTCCTATACCTGATGAGGTTATTCCCATTCCCGTTATTGGAAAAATATCAGCTGGATTGCCTATACTTGCTAATGAAAATATAGAAAGATACGAATTTGCACCATCTTCTTTAATTAATAAAAACTTTAATTATTTTTATTTAACAGTTACAGGAGACTCTATGAATAGAAAGTTTAATGATGGAGATATAGTTTTGGTACAACAACAAAGCGATCTAGAAAATGATGAAATTGGAGTATTTCTTATAGATGATGAAGCAACAGTTAAGAAGTATAAAACTCAAAATGATTTAATTATATTAGAACCTATGTCAAATAATCCTATTCATACAGTACAAATATATAATCCAAAAGAAAAATCTATTAAAATAATTGGTAAAGTTATAAGTTACCAAGGAAAAGTTTAGGAGGTGAAAACATGGAAAAGAAACCTTTTTATAAGAAAAAATTATTTTGGCTTATAGTCATAATTGCAGTATTTGCTATATTAATTGGAATGTCTAATGACTCAGATACAAACAATACAACTTCAAGTACATCTTCTAATGTTACTACAGCTAATAACACAAAAGAAGAAAAGAAAGTAGAAAAAGAAGAAGAAAAAACAAGTGCTTCAATTGAAGAATTAAATGCTTTAGCAAAAGCAAAAGTTTATTCAGACACAATGTATATGTCAAAAGCTAAAATTTATGACCAATTGACCTCTGATTATGGAGAAGGCTTTGACAAAAAATCAGCTCAATATGCTATTGACAATTTAAAAGCAGATTACAAATACAATGCTTTACAAAAAGCGAAAACATATCAATCAGAAATGCATATGTCTAAAAAGAAAATTTATGAACAACTTATTTCTGAATATGGAGAACAATTTACTAAAAAAGAAGCTCAATATGCAATAGACCATTTAGATGATTAATAGGAGTTATTATGAACAAATATAAAGGAATGACATACACAATTAGAAAAGATGGGAGACTTACCAAAAAAGTTACAGTAAATGGTAAGTCTCGATATTTATATGCAAAAACAGCAGATGATTTATTTAAACAATGGATAGAAATTACACATTTAGGTTACTCTGGGTTTGTTTCTTCAACAGATGTAAGGTTAAAAGACTTTGCTTTAAATTGGCTTGAAATTAATTCTGCTGGTAAAGAATACAGAACTATACAAGATTATACTACAATTATTAATTCTTATATTATTCCTAGCCTAGGTTATAAAAAAATAAAAGAAATAAAAGTATATGATGTAAAAAAAGTATTAAAAGATATGGAAAATATTCCAACCACTGCTAAAAAGACTTTGCAACTAATAAAACGAATACTAAATGATGCAGTAGATAATGATATAATTTTAAAGAATGTTGCTTTAAATATAAAAGCACCAAAAATAATTAAAAAAGAAAAAATTCCACTTACTTTATATGAAGATAATCTAATTCTTCAATCTTCAAATAAATATGCCCCATTTTTCATCCTCATGCGTTATACAGGTATGAGAAAAGAAGAGATTGTTCCTTTAACAAAAAAAGACATAGATTTGAAAAATAAAACTATTTCTATTAATAAAGCAGTTACTTTTATACATAATCAACCTGTTATAAAATCAACTAAAAATAAAAAGACTAGAACAGTACCTATATTAGATATTGTATATGATATGGTAAAAAAATTAGTAGAAAATTCTAATGCGGATTTACTTTTTGTCAAAGAAACAGACAATAAAATGCTCACTGATTCTGCTATAAAAAGACATCTGCAAAGTTTCTTAAACGATTTGAATAAAAATACAGATAAAAAAATCAATATCACTTGCCATCAATTAAGACATTCTTATTGTACTATGCTATACTACTCTGGAATAAAAATAAAAAAAGCACAAGAATTAATGGGACATTCTAGTGCAGATATGGTTTATAACATTTATACTCACTTGGATGAACAAAGAGAAAAAGCAGATGAAACTATTAATAATTATATAAAAAAAGTTGTCAATCCGGTTGTCAAATCCAATTAAAACCTTTGGTACTTGTTAAGTGTCAAGGGTTTTATTGATTTCGACTTTTTGTTTACGAATCCGTTGCTCTACCAACTGAGCTATAGTGGCAAATA